AAGGAACGGGTTCTAGCCGTCGTCCCGCCCAGACGGTGGCTGGTGTATCCCGCGGAAATGCAGCATCTGGGCGCTCAGGAAAAAGGGTCAAACTCTCCCCGACCCAAGTCGCTATTGCGAAGAAGTTGGGAGTGCCGCTTGAAGAATATGCGAAATACGTGAAGGAGTAAAAATATGTCTGAAGAAAAGAAAGGTTTTGAGGGCATTAAACGCGCCTCACGTGAAGCAGCGTCAAGGGAGAAACAAGGTCGGCGTAAGCCTTGGGCTCCCCCGTCAATGCTAGATGCACCGCCCGCACCAGAGGGGTTTCGACATCGTTGGATTCGTGCAGAAGTTCGTGGTTTTGATGACCGCAAGAACATTTCTGCAAAAATGCGAGAAGGCTATGAGCTTGTTCGCCAAGACGAATACCCCGATTTTGAAGCTCCGGTAGTTGAATCGGGAAAATACGAGGGTGTGTTTGGAGTAGGCGGGCTTATACTTGCTCGTATACCGGTTGAAACTGTTCAGGAACGCGCAGATTACTTTTCACAACGTAACGCGGATCAAATGGAAGCAGTGGAATCGGACATGTTGCGGGAAAACGCTCATCCAACCATGGCGATCGGAAAACCCGAACGTCAAAGTCGTGTAACTTTTGGCGGTCCCAAAAAATAGGGCCGCACAGAACGAGGTATTAACCTATGGCAAACCAAGAAACTGCCTTCGGTCTTCGTCCTGTTGGTCTAGTAGGAAGCGGTGTTAATAGCACTGGCGTAACTCAGTATGAGATTGCCAGTAATAATGCCAATGCTATTTACCAGTATAGTCTGGTAACTCCTGCTGCTGGCGGTGTGATTGATCAAGCAGGTGCTACTGATGGTGGCACTTCACAAAACCTCGGTGTCTTTATGGGCGTCGAGTACCATGATTCTGTCCAGAAAAAGCCTGTATGGCTTAACTACTGGCCCGGATCAGGCAGTGTCTCTGTAGACACTAACTACCCGATTAAGGCATTCGTTGCCGACGATCCTAACCAACTGTTTGTCGTTGCTGCTGATGCTACACTCACTAACCGTGCTACGGCATTGGCTACTGTGTTTGCTAACGCCGACTTGGGAACATCTGCTCGTACCGGTTCTACCGATACTGGCCGTTCAAACTCTCAAATCGACGTTGACAGCATTGCTACTACCGCCACACTGCCTTTGCGCATTGTTGGTTTGGTGGATGACGATGCCAACAACGATTACGCGTCAGCAGGTGCACACCTGTTGGTTCGTATTAACGCTCACTTCAACGCAGCAACCCGTCGATATGATTCACAGACGACTGCTGACTCAACCGGCGTATAAGGGGGATTAAGTAATGGCTATTTCTCGCGCACAACTTGCGAAAGAACTCGAGCCCGGGCTTAACGCTCTTTTCGGCCTTGAGTACGATCGCTACGAACAAGAGCATGCTGAGATCTTCGACGAAGAGTCTTCAGACCGTGCTTTTGAAGAAGAAGTAATGCTGTCTGGTTTTGGCACCGCGCCAACTAAATCAGAAGGCGGAGCAATCTCGTTTGATGACGCACAGGAAACTTTCACTGCGCGCTACACTCACGAGACAATCGCTCTGGCGTTCAGCATCACTGAAGAGGCTATCGAAGACAATCTTTACGATCGTCTTGCGTCTCGTTACACTCGCGCTTTGGCGCGTTCCATGTCGCAAACTAAGCAGATCAAGGCAGCTTCTATCCTGAACAACGCCTTTAGCACCTCAGCACCTGTTGGTGACGGCGCTGCACTCTGTTCTTCAGCACACCCATCACTGTCTGGTAACCAGCGTAACCAGCTCGCTACAGCCGCTGACCTCAACGAGACTTCTCTTGAGCAGATGCTGATCGACATCGCTGGCTTCACTGACGAGCGTGGTCTGAAGATTGCGGTACGTGGTATGAAGTTGATTATCCCTAAAGAGCTGCAATTTATTGCAGAGCGGGTTATCAACTCTAACCTCCGCGTAGGAACCGCCGATAACGACCTCAACGCAATGAAGTCTATGGGAATGCTCCCAGAGGGTGCTGTTGTGAACCACTTCTTGACCGATACTGACGCGTTCTTCATTAAGACTGACGCGCCTAACGGCTTTAAGATGTTCCAGCGTTCGCCCATCAAGACTGCTATGGAAGGTGACTTCGATACGGGCAACATGCGCTTTAAAGCGCGTGAGCGTTACAGCTTCGGTGTTTCTGACTGGCGTTGTGTCTTCGGTACTCCCGGAGCGGCGTAACCGTGCTATAAAGGACTTGTTCGGTTCATACTGACTTTTCCTTTTACACTTGAAAGGGGCAACGAAAGTTGCCCCTTTTTTTGTCTTTTGTGTTATTGTTGCTACTGAGTAATAATGCTCGATATATATCCTTGCACTTTGCAAAGGCAGGGAGTTGACCTCGGACACGAGAGGAGTAAAACATGGCTACTACACATTTTTCAGGTCCCGTACAATCAACTAACGGCTTCGAAGTTCCCGTTGTGACAACGGCCAACCTACCCGCTTTTGCAGATACTGCTGTTGGTACTATTTACATTGTCAGTGACAATGGCGCAGGCAACGACGAATATTGCTTGGTTATTAATACAGGTGCTGCTTGGGTTACGGCTGTTGGCGCTGCACTATCTTAATAGGGGGCTAACATGGCTGGTTCTGATGTAAAGGCGCTCCGTTTGGACGGCACCGGCTCCGCCGGTGTTGGTCCTACACGTATTCGACAGGTTCAAGTCAAGACAGATACGGGAACCCCGCGCCTAACTATTACAGACGGTAACGGTGGACCAATCGTTTTGGATATGGACTTAGATGCTTCTGATACGCACTCGGTAAACATCCCGGATGAAGGAATACGTGTGTCCGACATTTACATAGCCACGTTTACTGCGTGTACGTCAGTAACTGTGTTCTATAGCTAGGAGATGTATCATGGCTCGTGAAGTTAGCTCAATTTCAAGAGTAGGTACATCAGAGCCGTTTGAGCTTCAAGTATCTCGGGGTCAGATTGCCTACCATAATTTTGTTCACAAATTTGGGTATAACGCTGATATTTCAACGTCGCCCGAGACTGTTTGGGCGCAAGGCGGTCTATACGTTTATCCCACTTCTGCTTCTACCATGTATATTTCCAGCAGTTCCACGGCGGACACTGCCGCGGGAACAGGGGCTAGAACGGTTACCGTTTATGGTTTGGACGCCAATTTTGATGAGATAAGTGCAACTGTCTCACTGAATGGTCAGACAGGGGTTCAGCTTGGCGGTTTTTTAAGTTGGTATCGCGTAAACCGTGTGATAGTTAATACGGCTGGCTCAGGCGGTCAAAACGCAGGTGTGCTGTATGTGGGAACAGAAGCAACTCCCAGTGCAGGCGTTCCAACAAATAAGTATGCCACCGTTGCCGTTGGCGACAACCAAACACTAATGTGTATTTGGACTGTTCCAAGGGGGTACACTGCTTATCTCCATCAAAAAGATGTCTCCTCTTCCTCTTCGGCGGGAAAATTTTCAATCTTTTCATTAACATCAAGGCCCGAGGGTGGGGTGTTTAATATTAAAGACCGTGTTTTACTAGCTAATAACTCCACCGCTATTAGTTATTGGAACCCTATTGTTTTTACAGAAAAAACAGACATCGAGGTTCGCGCAGCGGCGGATTCAGGAGGTGGTACAATTACCGCATCCGCCACGCTCGACATAACCTATATTAAAAACGGGGATGCGTTGTAATGGCGACCACACAAGATGTGACCAGAACGCCCTCGGGGAAGATTAAATATAGGGGCGAAACATTTTCTGGGTTTAACAAGCCGAAAAGAACTCCGGGTAAAGCCAAAAAAAGCGCCGTTCTTGCCAAAAAAGGCAATGAAATTAAACTTGTTCGTTTTGGCGACCCTAATATGACGATAAAAAAGAACAACCCTGAACGACGCAAAAGTTTTAGGGCGCGGCACAACTGTGATACAGCAAAAGACAAGTTTTCTGCGCGATATTGGAGTTGTAAGAAATGGTAGACGACCTTTTTTCTCGCTTAGAAAAGCATGAAGTAGAATGTAACCTGCGATATAAACGTATTGAAGAACGGCTAAATGAGCAAAAAGACACGCTCAAAAGCCTTGATTACAAGATTTGGGGCATTGGCGTTTTAGTCATCATTGCCCCTTTTGCTGGAAAATTGCTGGGTTAAGTTATGCGTTCATGTGGCTCAAGAGTAAAGACTGGACCAAAGAAGACAACGGTCAAAGTCACCTATCTTAGAAATGGTGGAGAAGCCGCTAGCAAAAGTAAAGGAAGCAAGATTTGCCCAGAAGGGAAAGCGTGGGCAAAACGAACGTTTGACACATATCCATCGGCATATGCCAATTTAGCGGCTAGCAAGTATTGTAAAGACCCGAATTACGCCAAGAAATCAAAGGGCGGTAAAAGGAAAGGTCGTGGGTAAACTCAAGGAATGGTTAGATGAAGATTGGGTCAGAATCGATAGCTCGGGTAATATCGCGGGCGAATGCGGCACTTCAAAAAACAAAAAGAACCCTGATCGATGCCTTCCAAGGGCTAAAGCAAACAGTTTGTCGAAAAACGAGCGCGCTAGTACAGCGCGTAAAAAAAAGCGTGCGGGTGCTCAAGGGCAGCAAGTAGTGGCCAATACTCGCGCAGCGACAGTAAAAAAGGCCGCTAAGGGCGGTGAAATCAAAAGGGGTGGCACTATGGGTGGTTGCACTAAAAAAATGAAGACAGGTGGCGCGGTTAAAAAAGCTCCTAAAAAGATGAAGTCCGGCGGCGCAGTAAAGAAAAACGGCTGCAAGGTTCGGGGCTATAAGTAATGGCCGTTTCGGGTTCAGCTAATTTTGAGTTGGATGTCAACGAATACATAGAAGAGGCTTTTGAGCGTTGTGGCTTAGAGGTCCGTACAGGCTATGACCTTAAGAGTGCTAAGCGTTCTTTGAACCTGATGTTGGCGGATTGGGCCAACCGTGGGTTGAATCAATGGACGATTGAGCAGACCACTGTGGTGCTTACTCAAGGGACTGGCAACTACAGCCTTGGTGCGGACACTATTGACGTTCTTAATGCCGTTGTGAGGCGTTCGAATACGGACTATTCTCTTGAGCGTATTAGTCGTAGCGATTACATAAATATTCCCACTAAGACCCAGCAAGCTCGGCCTTCGCAATTCTTTGTGGATCGTCAAATAAACCCCACGCTGAAGCTTTGGCCTGTGCCGGATAACAGCACGGATACGGTCATTATAGACCGGTTGGTGCGTATAGATGATGCGGACACGTACAGCAATACTTTGGATTTGCCGTTTCGTTTTTACCCTTGTTTGGCGGCGGGTTTAGCTTATTACTTAGCGATTAAGCGTGCGCCTGACCGTGTTTCGCTTTTGAAAGCGGTCTATGAAGAAGAGTTTGAGCGCGCCGCTTCTGAAGATCGGGATCGGGCTTCTTTCAACATACAGCCTAGCATGGCTTACTCGAGGATGTAGTCATGGGTAGGTTTGCTACGGGTAAACATGCTTATGGTATTTCGGACCGTTCGGGTTTTCGGTATAAATTAAACGAAATGCGGCGAGAGTGGACGGGTTATTTAGTCGGCCCGGACGAGTATGAGCCCAAACAGCCGCAATTAAACCCTCGAAGGAAGGTTGCTGATCCGCAGGCGTTAAGAAACCCCCGACCCGACCGCGTAGAGCCCATGGATGTATATGTGGGTGTGCCGCAAGTAGAGGGACCTACCTATAGGCCAATAATTTGCTCCGGCAATGTTGGCACAGTTACTGTGAGTACGACATGAGTTTTACATACGGCGAGCTAAAACAGGCGATTCAGGACTATACAGAGAACGACGAGACGACTTTCGTCAATAATCTGCCTATTTTCATCCGAAATGCGGAAGAAAAGCTGCTCAAGATGGTTCAGCTTGCCGATTTCCGCAAGAATGCTACGGGTAATACGACGGCTTCAAACCCTTATTTAAACTGTCCTTCGGATTTTTTGGCGCCTTTTTCGCTATCTTATACGTCTGGCGGCGAGAAAATATTCGTGGATTACAAGGACGTTAACTTTGTCCAAACCTTTGCGCCAGACGCTAGTTCGACTGGAGCGCCGCGGTATTACGCGTTTTTTGACCGGGATAACTTCCTTATTGGGCCTACCCCAGACCAAGAATACACCGTAGAACTGCATTATTTCTACCGCCCGGCCAGCTTGACCACTTTAGGCGACAGCGGGACCTCTTGGCTCAGTGAAAATGCGCCTATGGCCATGCTGTATGGCAGCCTAATGGAGGCTTATACCTTCATGAAGGGCGAACAGGACATATTGGCACTGTATGGACAACAGTATCAAATGGCCTTGGCGGGCATGAAGCAGTTCGGGGAGAGCAAAGAAGTCACCGACGATTACCGTACCGGCATGTTAATTAGGCCTAAACAATGAGCGCAGATGCAGGTAAAATACAGGCAGGTATAGTCGAAGTACAGACTACCAACCATCGCGGTTTTTCCCCCGAGGAAGTAGCTGAGCGGTGCCTGAATAGAGTAATGAGTGTCTCGGACACCGCTCCACCCGTTATACGGGATCAGGCGCAGGCTTTCCGAAACAATCTTCGCTCCATTCTAATTTTTTACATGAAAGAGGCGGTACAAAGCGACCGCACAACAGTGTGTAACGCCCTGCTAGACGCTGGGCAAAAAGACCTAGCCGAAACAATCAGGAGACTTTGATATGGCGTTTACAGGTAACTATATGTGCACCTCGTTTAAGCAAGAGCTTTTACAGGCACAGCACGACTTTACGGCTTCTACTGGCCACACTTTCAAGTTGGCGCTGTATGACAACAATGCCAGCTTTACTGCGGCAACGACCGACTACACCGCAACTAACGAGGTTAGCGGCACCGGTTATAGCGCGGGTGGTGGCACGTTGACCAACGTAACTCCCACCACTTC